TGATTACGCTATAACAGGGTTAGGGTATTTATATGTGTATATCGACAACGAAGCTGACTTTGGAAAAGGTGAGGTTAAATTTACGTCTGTTAACCCGTTTAGGGTTTATGTACCTCCATCTTCACGCGATAGATTCTTTCAAGATGCTGATGCTATTATTTTATCTACGATATTAACTGGTGACCAAATTGTAAATCTATATCCTTTTCTTGGGCCTTCTATTGACGAAGAGACTGGAGAGTTAATGCCAGGTATGATACAAGACATATCTACATACCAAGAAGAAGATTATCCATACGGTCAAAACAAAAACAGTATGGATGTAAAAACTCCAGCAGAAACAAAAGACTTTGATTATTACAATCAAGATAAATATCAAATATTAGAAAGATTTTATAAAACTAAAGTTCCTTTTTATAGAGTAGTAGATTCTCGTAGTGGTGAAGAGATGGTTATGAGTGAAGAGGAATTTTCTAATTTCTTAAAAGAAAATCCAGGCGTTTTTGAGCGTGGTCTTATGATGTTTGAAGAAGTGATGCAAACAAGAATCGGTGTCGTTGCCACCGTAGGTGAGGTTCTCTTGTATGAAACAGTCCTCAATACTGATGTATATCCTATTGTTCCTCTACCTAATGTATGGTCAGGTACACCCTATCCGAAATCGGATGTTTCTCGAACTCGACCAATGCAACGTCTTTTAAATAAGTTGTTCTCACTTTCGTTGTCACACGCTCAAGCGTCTGCTGGATTAAAACTATTAGTACCTTTAGGCAGTGCTGTTAACGGTCTAAGTCAACTAGAAAGAGACTGGGCTAATCCTAATGCGGTTATAGAAATAGATACATCACAGGGAGAACCACACTATCCATCACCTACACCATTAGCAGCAGAATTTTATAGATTAATAGACAAAGCTGAGTTTTATATAGATTTTATATTTGGGTTACCAGAAATGATGCATGGTTTTGCAGATAAAGCTCCTGACACAGTTAGGGGAACTGAACGTATGATGTTACTTGGTTCGGAAAGACCAAAATCTAAATTACGTGACATTGAGTTCAGTGTAAATATTTTAGGTAGAGTTATGTATTCTTTTAGTAAAGGACATTACACATTCCAAAAAATGTTTAGGTTGGTACAACCAAATAATAACATAAATGAAGTGTCTGTAAATTCTTTATACGATGATTATAATTCTACAATTATTGATATTGTTAAAGATAGAAACAATATCGGACAACATGATATTCGTATAGAAGCTGGTTCTACATTACCGCAAAGTAAATATGCAGAGTATGGTGTATACCTAGAAGCATATCAAGCTGGACTTGTTGATAGAACAGAAGTATTAAAAAAGAATCCAGAAATATTTGACAAAGAGGGTGTCATGACGAGAATGAGTGAGATTGCTCAGTTGCAACAAATGAATCAACAGATGCAACAAGAAATCAAAAAATTGCAAGGTGACTTGCAAACGGCACAAAGGGAGTCTGTCCAAGACAAGAAACGAGTCGCAGTTGAGAAATTTAAACGTGACTTGAATGAAGTAAGGGCGGACGCAAAAGCTAACAAAAAAGTGCAAACAAATAAGTTTGCCGATACAGTGAAGTTCGAGTTGGAGAGATTAAAACCTCTTATGAATGGGTTGCAAAATCCAACAGTTGGTGTAGATACACCAGAAGAAGAGATTAGTCCTGCTCCTGAAAACAACGAAACATTGTAGAAAGGAAAATAGTAATGGAAGATTACACAACTGAAGCTGAAGCAAATTCCAACGACGCATCTGTAGTAGATGCAGTAGTTGGGACTGAGGAGAACAATCCTTTTGCTGATGATAATAGCGTACAAGGTCAGGAGTACAATGATATTCCTGAACAGTCAACTGAATCAACAACAACACACGTAGATTGGGAAAACGAAAGTAAAAAATGGCAGTCATTGTATGACAAATCACAATCTAGTTTATCAAAACTCGAAGGAGCTTTGGAAACAGCGGTTCAGATGCAAAACAACAATACAGCTGTTAATCAACAAAAAGAACAAGTGCCTCAGGTATCCGAGGAAGAATTTAATCCTTGGGACGCCTATTACAAGCCAGAATCACCGTCTTATAAAATGAGAGTAGCTCAAGAACAACAGTCGGTGCAAAGTGCTATTGAAGGACATATGAGTAAAATGAATGAGAATATTGCCTTGAATAACACTATAAACGAGTTAAAAAACGTACATAAAATGCCTGATGAAGATGTAAAAGACTTCTTACAATTCGTTACCCAACCAAGAGAAAATGTTGGATTAGACAATCTAGTAAAACTTTGGATGGATGTGAATGGTAAAAAAAGGCAACAAGGCGTTTATAACTCATTGGAAGCGGTAAAACAGTCCAGAAAAAATCCTGTAACGCCAGGCGCAATACAGGGGGCTGACCCTAGAACTAGACCTAAGAGTGAATCAGATTCAGCTTGGGAAGGTATTATGGGAGCAGCCGTACATGGAAAATTACCGTAAACTTGTAATTTAACAATAAGGAGTTTACAATGGCTATAAATTCAGGCATCGTAAAAGCTACTGACATGGTTCAAGCTTCTTCAAACGCTCATGATAGCGCCCAAGGCGGTACTCCTGACGTAAGAAGAATCTATAACTTTGGTGATAGAGTAGCAGACTTAGCCCCTGAAGAGTCACCTTTCTTTGTTTATTTAAGCAAAGTAAGTAAAGTACCAACAGATGATTCAGTATTCCGTTATTTAGAAGACCGTTCAAAAATTGATTGGACAAGTCGTAACTTTCTATTAAGCGGAGCTGTAAATGGTGGTTCTGCTGTTTCAGCTGGTACAACATACACAGTAACAGTAGATGATGGAAGCACATCTATTGATTATTTGATTAAGGGAATGGTATTTGCAGTTGAGACTGCTGATGGAAGTGCAGGCGCAAGTGACGCTGCAGACAAATCAGTTGCTCAAGTAATTATGAGAATAGAAAGTGCACCTGTTGATAATGGAGCAACTACTACATTTACTGGTAAAGTAATTAGTGTTTCTAATTCAGGAGCTGGTACTGATTATAATAAATTGAAAGACAATTCACGTTGTCAAGTAATCGGAACTGCTTTTGCTGAAGGAACTGCGTCACCAGACGTATTTTCTAATCAAATAGAAGATAACTATGGTTACACACAAATCTTTAAAACTGCAGCTGAGATGACAAATACAGCTTACGCTACTCGTTATCGTGGATATGCAAATGAGTGGGAAAGAGTGTGGGCTATAAAATTACGTGAACATAAGGTTGATATTGAGAGAGCTATGTTGTTCTCACAAAAACAACGTCAAGGTTCTGTACAATACACAGAAGGTTTGGTTGGACATATTTTAGTTAATTCTACACCTACTGTTTCTGGTGATTTAAGTTATACATCTGGAAAAGCGTACTTACGTACACTAGCTTCTTCAGCATTAACTTATGACCAGTTGTTATCTGACCTTGAAGTTCTATTTGACCCAGCAAGGGGTGGTAGTGGAGATAGATTGTGTTTAGCTGGTTTACCAGTTATTACCTTCTTTAACAAACTTGGTAACGGCGCATTTATGGATGCTTCATTAGGATATGGTGATTCACCATTTAGACTAATGTCTGAACCAGGCGAAGGTGCATTTGGACACAAAGTTATGTCTATCGAAACTATTCATGGAACAATTCACTTAGTCAAGGAACCATTGTTTAGAGGTATCTCTAGTGGTTTTATGGCTTTTGCTGATATGAGCAAACTTTCATATAGACCATTAGTTGGTAACGGTATTAATCGTGATACTTTTATTACCACTAACGTACAATCAGATGATGAAGACTTGCGTAAAGATATGATTTTGACCGAAGGTGGTCTTGAGATTACTTTACCTGAGACTCAGATGATGTACAACTTAAGTGACTTATAAGGAGGTTCTGAATGTTAAATGATTATTTAAATGAGAATAGTGGTGTTAGTGACCTTGCTTCAAAATACGAAGTTATAAGTGCTGCGAAAACTTTAACTGCAGCAGATTCAGGAAAAGTATTTGGAGTAGAACAAGACAGTGCTTATGAAATAACATTACCTTTAGCATCAGCTGCTGGCCAAGGTTGGAACTGTAAGTTTATTCTTACTGAAGTTGCAGCTAATGCAGTAACTATTGCTAACAATACCGCTGAAGATACAATTGTAGGGTATGTTGTCGGTAGTAATGGTAGTGCAGGTAGTTCAACAGATAGCACAGCTGTAGATGAGATTGTATTTATTAGTGGTGCACAGTTAGGTGATACAGTAGAACTTTTTTGCAATGGAACTAATTACTTTGCAAAAGCAGTTGCTCACGACCACGACCATATCACAATATCATAATCCGAATAAATAAGGATTAACAGTATGGATACTGTGGGGCTATCAATAAAAGGTAGCCCCAAAAATCCAAAATTAAATTAAGGAGTAATTATGGCAGTATATTCAAATGTTAAAGTAAAAACTTTTATACACCCAGCTAATCCAGCTGAAGAAGATGGTGCTGTTGGAACGATGGCTCGTGATATAAAAGATTATATTGTTACTCTAGACTCTACTAATAACAAGGTACTGTCTATTACTCATACACAATTACGTGGTGACAGAATCTTAACTATGGTAGTCGGAGGAGCGTAGGTTGAATTGTCAACATTGTAATGTTTCTAATGATGGTGGTTGGTTTTATTGTAGGGAATGTGGTAAAAGAGCTCATCCTCCTAAATTCACAACCAACTCTTTTATGAGAGGTGAGTTTTCTAAAAGAACTGATATAGAATTAGATTCTATGACTTTAGAACAAAGTACATCACGAATGGCTAAAAATACAATGGATACTAGATTGAAAAATTTAGGAGTAAAACCATTATGAGATTTGGTAAAGGTTTGAGTACTGTAAAAAATTGTACCTTAACAGAAGGTATGAAGAAAGATATGAGGGTAAATTATGGCTTACGGAATGGGATACGGAAAGAAATCCAAGAAAACCAAAAAGAAAAAGAAGAAAAAGTCAAAAAAGAAAGGTAGTAAGTAATATGCCTAAACATACTGGTAAGAAAAAAATGAAAAAGAAAAACGGAAAAGGTATGTTGACTGCCGCTCAAAAGACTTTACCTAAATTTTTACAAAAAAAAATTATGAAGTCTAAAATGAAAAAGAAGAGATAGATATGAAAGGTGTTAATCATTATTTTAAAGACGGTAAAGTTTTTAAAGGAAAAACTCACAAGATGCCTAATGGTAAATTACATTCAGGAGCATCTCATGGTAAAAATAGTAAACCTTTGTTTCATTACGGAGAACTATCTAAGAAATCTAAAGAAATGGCTCGTAAACACTGGGGTAAGTAATGGCTAAAAAGAAACCCAAAAGAAAGTATAAAACCGCAGCTTGGACTAGAAAAGCTGGTAAGAATCCAAAAGGTGGTTTGAATGCAAAGGGTAGGGCTTCTTATAAAGGTGGTACTCTTAAAGCTCCTGTTAAAAGTGGTGACAATCCTAGACGAGCGTCGTTCTTAGCTCGTATGGGTGGTATGCCAGGGCCAGAATATAAAAATGGTAAACCAACAAGATTGTTGTTATCATTAAGAGCTTGGGGAGCTAGTAGTAAGGCAGATGCTAAAAAGAAAGCTGCAGCTATTTCTAAAAGAAACAAAAATAAAAAGAAAAAGAAGAAAAAATAATGGCTAGAAAAAAAACTAAAAAGAAACCTAAAGGTTTATACGCAAACATACACGCTAAAAGGAGACGTATTAAAGCTGGTTCTGGTGAAAAGATGAGAAAACCAGGCTCAAAAGGAGCTCCTACAGCCGCAAACTTTAAAAGAGCAGCTAAAACTGCAAAGAAACGTAAGAAGAAAAGATAATAAATGTCATTTGAAACACAAGTAGAAGGACTAACTAGTATATCTATAGATAGTAGTGGTACTGCTCCTACTCAATCAGAATTATCTCAATTTTTATCTGATGGAGCTATCGAAGTAATAAATGCTATGCCTAGAGAAAAGAAAATACTATGTGCAACTGAAGATACGTTTACTAGTACAGCTTTTGGTAGTGAAGGTGTTTCACAAATATTAACATCTAGTGAAGTATTATCTGTTACAAGAGCAGGTGAACCATGTAGACAAATACCAGCTGAGTTAGCTGGAAGAGCCTCTGACAGTTCTGACTTTGCATCAGCTCATATGGAAAAAGCAACTGATACAGACCCAGTATGGTATATATACAATGGTAGAATAAATGCATTACCAGATTCTGGAGATTGTAAATTTTTAGAAATAAATAGACCAGATGTTAATTATAACCATACTAATATGTCTACCGCTTTATCTTCTTTTCCATTAGATTGTGAATATTTAGTAGTTTTATACGCATCTATAAAATCTTTACAAAATGCGATGGGTAACAAAACTTCTACGTTACCAGCTGACATGACACTACCAACTATACCTGCAAGTCCTGTTAGTCCTTCGTTTGATTCTGGTGAAATAAGTATATCAGCTTCTGTACCTACATATACTCAACCAGTTTTTAATCCACCGACATTAGGAACGGTAGGTGACTTAACTTTACCAACTCCACCTGTATCTCCCTCGTTAACAACACAATCAGTAACTCTTACTGGAGATGCTCCTGTATATATAGCTCCTGATTACAGTAAAGTAACAAGTTTTATTGAAACAGATGAAGATGTAGAGTTAGCTTCTGTAAAAATACAACAGGTAAGTAACGAAGCAAGAGATTCGTTAAATAGATTTAATGATGGTAACGTAGAATATCAAGCAAATCTACAAAAAGATATACAAAACGCTCAACTAAGTGACAGTAACGAAGCCCGTAAACTTCAACAATACTCAAATGAACTACAAGAATACTCAACTACAGTAAATGCTACAGTACAAAAATGGATTAATGAAGAGTGGAATCAAAATTTTCAAAAATATCAACAAGATTATTCATCTTTATTACAAGAATACAACTCTAACCTTCAAAATTCTTTAAATAAATTTAACGAAGCTAATACTGTGTATCAAAATGAGTTACAAGAAAAAATACAAGAAGCAAATAATCAACAAGGTAAAGATACATCTGAATATTCTGCTCAAATACAAAAATTTACTAACGATTTACAAAAATATAGTGCTGAAGTTAACAAATCAGTACAAGATTTTAACACAAAATTACAAAAACACACAACAGACTACAATTGGTTACAAAGTCAACATCAACAACTATCTGTTGATTATCAACGTGGTTTACAATTATTAAGAGGTGTACCTACACCACAACAAGAGCAAAGGAGGTAATCTATGGCTGATACAGCAAGAGGAGTTGTTTCAATGACACCAGTTGTAACTATCGCCGCTGACGCAGATGCTGATGCAGTAGACGCTATACATCATGATATAAAATCTACTTTAGGTGGTAAACTTGAGTATGCTAAAGCAGATGCTAATGATAAATGGTTTTATACAACGTCAAAAGACGTTACCGCTTCACACGCAAATTTAATTAGTGGAGATTTTACTGAAGGAGGAACAGCGGCTACAAGTGATGACGTTAGGTATTTATTTGTAAAACATAGTGGAACTACTGATGGTTCTACTGCAACAACTGCGAAGTTATATTTGACTTTAGACGGAGGTGATGGAGCCTCTGTGGCTGATGCTATAGAAATAGGAGCTAATGAAGCTATAAATCTAAAGTTTAAATCCGCTACTGGGGTAGATGTTGACAACTTGCACGCAGTTACTTCTTCTGGTACTGTTAGATGTACAGTTGCAGCTATAATAGATGATGGTGGTTAATATATAATGGCTATTTGGGAAAAGATAACAACTGTAGCAACACCTAGTTGGACTGTAGTCAATGAAATTACTACACCTACATGGGAAAAAATATCAACTATAACATCTCCTAGTTGGGATGTTGTAAGTGGAATCACTACACCTACATGGGAATCTGTTACAGTATCAAACCCAATAACATACATTGAAAGTTCAGGAGTAACACCTGATATAGACGGATTAAATCATTGGAATAATATTAACGAGAATTTTGAAGCATTCTCATTCAAATGGAATCAACTGGTATAATTATGGCAGTACATACAATAACAGCAAAACAAGTTTTATCTAGGGTTAGACAAGTTTTTCCAGACGCAGGAGAAACATATGTACTAAATCTTATTAATGATGCATTAGTAGAAGCTGGTACATATCACACTAAAATAGAGTACGCAAAAGCAGACATAGTAGAAGACCAGACATGGTATACTCTCAGTGATGACTCTTCTGGTCAAAAAATTAATAAAGTGTATAGAGTATCTGTAAAAGACTCTAGTGGTGACTATATAAAATGCGCTAGATTGTTAGATGGAGAAACATTAAAAATGGATACAGTATAATGGCTTTAGCAGCAGAAGTAACAAGAGTAGTATGTGGTACAAAAGCTAGTATAAGTGCTAGTGATTATTTTCTACTCAATGGTATGGGTAGTGACTTTTTACAAAATGAGTATCATGTATGGTTTAACGTAGGTGGTAGTGACTCAGAACCATCTGGATTGTCGTCAACTGGTATAGAATGTGATATTAGTGGTGTAAGTTCAGCGTCTGATGTTGGTGGAGTTGTAACTACACAAGTTGGTAATCAAACTGATTTTTCAGCATCTAACGCAAGTGGTACAGTTGATATAACAAATGCAGTAAGAGGAGCAGTTACAAATGCTTCTGACGTTAATACTGGATTTACAATTACAACACTTACAGAAGGTACAGGATTGAAGAACAGCACACATCTACATCCAGAAAATGATGTAGTTTGGTTTGTAGAAGGTGATAATTTAGCATTAGTAACAACAGAAGGTTCTGACTCAACTAGTCAACACTCTAAATTAGGTGATTTGAAAGGATTTAACGAATCAGTAATAGAAGGACTGTTAATACATTATTCAGCTGAACCTGATACACTTATTAGTCTTACAAGTCCTAATGGTGGAGTGTTAGATATAGATAACTCATTACACTTGTTTGTTGTTGATTATGTAAAATCAAGACTTTTTATGGATAGAGCGTCTAAAACTGGAGATGCTAATATAGTATCGTCTAGTATAAATTTATCTACTTTACATGAAAGAAAGTGGAAAGACGCTTTGGTAAAATTTGGTAATCGTAAAAGAGAAAAAGTAGGTGGGACTAGACGTATTAGACCTGCTGACTTTAGATAACTTGTCTTAGAGACGGTGGTGGAGGGATTAGGAGTAAATAATGGCTTTTCCAGAATTTCAAACTAAAGAGGTACTAAACAAAGTACTCAATAGTGGAGGAGATGCGTTAAAAGTTGACATAGATAATGTCACACTTAAAACGGAAGGCTCTGATATAACAATAGAAGTACATACTGACAAAGCTGAAGATAGTATGTTAGTATTTAGTAACACTACTAAAGATGGTAGTGGTACAAGTTACGTTCCGTTAGTAGATAGTGACGGACATTTACAATTAGATGTTCTTACAAGTGCTCTTCCTAGTGGAGCTGCTACCGCATCTAACCAATCGACTATTATAGGTCATGTAGATGGAATAGAAACCTTAATAGGTTCTACAAACACTAAACTAGACACACTAGAAGCCACAGCAGACGCATTAGAAACGTTATTAACTGGTATTGATGCAGATACAAATGCAATAAAAATTGACGCAGATGCAATAGAAACATTAATAACATCAACTAATTCCAAGTTAGATACATTAGAAACAACAGCAAACGCACAAGAGACTTTATTAACAGGAATTGATGCTGATACAAACAATATAAAAACTGCTGTAGAATTATTAGACAATGCTGTTGATGGTAATTATTTAAATGTAAATGCTAACATAGCAGGTACAGATTTTGTTGGTGGAGCTGGAGCAGTTGCTTCTGGTGTACAAAGAGTTACACTAGCATCTGACGACCCAGCAGTGTCATCTCTAAATAAAATGTTATATGGAAATGCATTAGTTATAACAGCTGTTGATGGAGGAAGTACACAAGATTTATCAGGTACATACGAAGCATTATATGTTGGAACTGGTGGTGATGTTGTGGTTACTATGGTAGGGACTGGTAATTTTACGTTTAAAAATGTTGCAAGTGGTCAATTATTACCAATTAGATTTACACATGTAATAAATACAAACACTACAGCAACAAACATGATAGCATTGAAAGCTTAATATGCCTTTAGGATGGAAAAGAACTGGATTAAATTTTTTAAGGTCAATATATGACGTTATCTGGAATGTATCAAAACTTAACTGGGAAGAAGATAATGTTAAGTGGAATGAACATACAGGTTAAATTTTATAAGGAATAAATTATGGCAACAGGAACATTAACAGGACAAACAATAGCTAATACCTATAAATCTTTGTTAAAGATTACTGGTACTACAGCTGGAGGTGAAACACTCCACGCTACAACTCAAAAAGTAATAGAAGATGGAGACGGAAACCCTTTCCCACTTTCAGCGGCAGCTGATGCATTAATGATTACTAGTACCAATCGTTTAGAATTTGGTGACAATGCTTCATATATACATCAATCAGCAGATGGAGTTTTAGACTTAGTATCTGATACAGAAATAGAATTAAATGCAACTACTATTGATATAAACGGTGCAGTAGACATGTCATCAACGCTAACCGTTGATGGTCAAACATTTATTGGTGGTACAACTGATGAAGGTTACAGCACTTTATTAAATATTGAAGGTGCTGGTGGAACTGATGATGTGCCAGGTATATTGTTTAAAAATACATCTGCAAGTAATAATGAAGAAATTATGTCACTACTTGCATCACAAGGAAGTGATTCTGTTGGTGCAATAAATATTAAAAGAGAAGCTAATTCTGATGATGCTTATATAGACTTTTTGACACAGGCTAATGGTGGAACTATGACTGAAAGGATGCGAATAACTGCAGATGGTGAAGTTGGTATAAACAGCAATAATCCAGATGAAGAGCTTGAAGTTTTTAGTAAAACTGGGGGAAATGATGTAGGAATAAAATTAAGAGCATTAGGAACATCATCTACTGCTGAAAGCCATGTACCAGCTATTAGTTTTCAAAGCGACCAAGGCGATGGGGTAACTGCAAGAGCAAGTATTGCTGCTGATAGGGATGGTGGTGCAACTAAAGGTGCTTTAATATTTAAAACAAGAATAAGTGACAATATAACAGAAGCCATGAGAATAGACAGCTCTGGAACTTCAACATTTACAAGTGGAACTGATTATAACCAAGTAAGATTAGTCGACACTAACTCAAACCAAACAACGCAAAGAATAGGCGTAAATAGTCAACATTATTTATCAGCAGAAGAAGATGTAAGAATAATCGGTTTATTTTCAAGTGGAAGTGGAGCTTCTGCAACTGATAATATAGTTCAAATTGGAGGTGGCTCTAGCAGTCATAATGCTGCAACAAGTATAAAATTTTATACATCAGCAAACGCAACAACTGTTTCTGGAAGCACAAGGCTAACAATTAAAAGCAATGGTTCTTTAGTAGCAAATCCAGGCGGTTCTGGGAATACTGCTTTTGGAGAAGATGCTGGTATTGCATTAAATAGTAATACAGACCATAACACACTTTTTGGATACCAAACTGGTAAGGATTTAGTTAATGGAGATAAAAATGTTTTTGTAGGATTCGGAGCTGGATTTGCAGCTACAAATACAATTAACTCTATTGCTATTGGTTCTGGTGCATTAGATGCTGTTACAACTGGAGGTCATTATAATATAGCTATTGGAACTAATGTATTAACAAATGTAACAACTGGTGAAGAGAATGTTGCAATAGGTGATAGTGTAGGTTTAAATATGACTGTAACAAGCGATTGTGTTCTGATTGGTTCTGGTGCTGGAGTTAACATAAACGCTTCAAATACTGATGCTGATGGAACTATTGCAATAGGACAACAAGCGTTAAATGCTTTAACAGATGGAAATAAAAACTTAGCTATTGGATTTCAAGCCTTGCATGACGTAGCTGGTGGAGATGGAAACATGGGTATTGGTTACCAAGCGGCTGCAAGTATAGGTAGAGGTGAAGCTGATAATATTGCAATAGGTACAAGAGCAATGTTATCTTTAATGGAAAACGCAAGTAGTAGTGATGTTGATAGTAATATTGCGATAGGTGTTGATGCAATGACAGGTGGAGAGATTGGTTCAAGTGCTAGTTTTGTAAAAAATATCGCTATTGGAAATAATGCTTTAAATTCTACTGGTTCACATGGTAATACTG